CAGTAGTCGTCATGATACAAGGCGCACCAGGCACCAAGAAAACAGTATGGCTAAGGCATCTGAGTGAAGCCTTGGTCAGACATTTTAAACCTCATCTCGAGGACGCTTCTACTGAGATATATAGTAAGCCTGCAGGTGATTTTTGGTCTGAGTACAAAAATCAATTTATAACATGTATGGATGATTTCGGGCAAATCAGAGACTCCTTGGGTGATCCTAGAGAAAAAGGGGATTTAATTAATATGTATAACACTATACCCTTTCCTCTTAATATGAATAATAACGAGGATAAGGGTAAAGTTTATTTCTCGTCAGAATTCGTGTTATTGACAGCTAATTCGGGATGGCAGAATGCTGAATCACTCCTAAGTGAACAAGCTCTTAAGCGAAGAATAGATATTAACGTATCTATCCAATGTAATAATAGTACAAAACCAGTTAATGGTACAGGGATTGAACTTATGGATCCTGCTAATTACACCTTTATAATTAAGATTCGAAATGAAGAGTCTCATCCTACCAATCTTAGTGGTCTGTTGACAACTTGTGTCTCACAATACAAGATTAAACAGACGCATTATAAGGTATTTAAAAAAATACAAGATGAATTAGTAGGGGCTACGTCTCTTGACAAATCAGGAGAAGAACTTCTAGCCGAACAACTGGCAGAAGTTGAATCCAAGATGGATGCTATGTTGGCCAAGAAAAAGGACGACCAATGTCTTAGGCAATCAGGTTCCTCAGATCATGTTCCTGTTGACGAAGATCATTTGATAATGGAAGCTCTCGATTTAGAGAAACACATTAACGGGACTCTTAACATTAAAGAGATTCCCGAATTCAAACAAATGATACCTCCCATTGTGAGTGGTGAAAAAATATTTGATGACCAAAAATTCCAATGCGACTTTTACCCCGACATGGCCGATCTTGAATATAGTGCCGCCCTTGACCTATTGAAAAAGACTTGTCTACCACAAGTTATGCCCTTATACGGTTTAACGCAGAGTGATAAGCAATTCCTAATGCTCCACTTTGGTGAGAAAAGGACAGAAGTCTTTATGTTAGAGTATCGTATAGCTAGACATATGTTTGGAAAACCTAATGGCACTCTATTGAAGCTTATATGTGACAATACTTCACGTACCCAGAGGGGTTATTATTTAACCGAGATGTCTTTGCTAATGAGCATCTGGATGCAAGATCGCATTAAGTTTTATGATATCTTTAGATTGGAACAACCGACGATAGAAGATATGGTACATTATAGAGGTTTCCAGGAATTTGCTCTTTTGAGTGATTGGAGGCTTGCTGTTAGACGCACAAACAAACGCGTGACTGAATATT